AAAACAATACTCCTGACTTGATTGATCGTAATATTCTATATGGTCAAATCTATATCCAACCAACTAGAACTGCTGAATTCATCATACTTGACTTCAACATTCTACCAACTGGAGCAAGTTTCAACGTATAAGTTGAGTTAAACGCAATAACGAACCCCACTTAGAAATAAGTGGGGTTTTTTATTTGATTGGTATATTTATATTTATGATACTATTAACACGAATCGTTGAAGATTTAACTAAACCACAAGTTAAAGAAAACGTAGACCCATCTCTTTTAAAATTAATCGATGAAGTAATTGACGATACAAATGTTTTAGTTGTTAATAATTTAAAGATGATAAAAGATATTATATCAAACGAACCCATCGATAAAGCAAAGTTAGACGTAGCATTAAGTAATTATAAAAGATATTTTAATAGAGACAATGGCGGTACACCTGAAGTTATTCGTGGGATGACCATGCAAAGTAAATTAGAAGATCTAACCAAATGATTAGTTTATCTGACCTATTATTAGAAGCAAAACTTCCTCAAAGTGAGCAAGACATGGATCTTTATGCTCGTAAATACAAGAAGACTATAGACTATTTACGAACTAAAAATAAAGTATTATTGCTTACAACTAGTAATAGATGGAGTAAACATAAAGATGATGTTCCCAAGAGTACACAATTAGCAATTAAAATACAAGAACTATTAGGTAAAGAGAAAGTAACACTAATAGAAGTACCCAGTTTAAATATAGCTCCATGTGAAGGTAATGTAAGTAGTAATATGAAATATGGAGGAAATCACTGCGGTGCAGCAGGCGCTTTATTAAAAGATAAAGATAAAAATCCAAGTGGATATCATCGTTGTTGGGCTAGTTTAAATGAAAAAGGAGATGAACTTTGGAAGATTACCAAAGAATTGTTTGAAAGTGACTGTGTTGTATTTTTTGCTAGTATAAGATGGGGACAAGCAAATGGATACTACCAAAAGTTAATTGAGAGATTGACTTGGATTGAAAACAGACATTCCACGATGGGAGAAAAGAATATAGTAAAAGATATTGAAGCTGGATTTATTGCGGTTGGTCAAAACTGGCACGGAAAACAAGTTGTAGATACACAAAAATTTGTGCTTGGTGAATATTATAAATTTCAAACTCCAGATCAATTATTTTGGAACTGGCAGTTTACACAAGATGATACAGACGAAACCAAACGATCCTATGATAAAGCAATTAGAGTATTTGATAAAACATTTTTAAAACCATATGATAAAGCTGAATAATATTTTAAATGAAGTAATACAAGAAGGCGGTGCCGGAGGTCATATGGCACATCCATTTGATTTTGTCAATACAGGCGCAAAATTAGTTGACGTATTTTCAAAAGCAGTCAAATCACTAAAACAAGGCGCTGGTAGTGTAAAAATTGATGGTGTAAATGCTAGTATTCGTCTTGTGAATGGTCAATTTGTGATGGATCGTGGTAGTGCAAAGCCATTGGATCTTAAAGGAATGAGACCCGAAGATCTAGAAACAAGATTTGGAACTGGACATGGATTTATTAACATAGGAACAAATGTTATTAACATATTTGACGAAGCAATTCCATCTACAAGATCTGAATTAAAGACATTAGGATTGTTGGATAATCCAAATATACTATTTAACGTTGAATATGTAGAAGGTCAAACCAATGTTTTGGGATATGGTGAAATTGGAAACTTTTTAGCTATTCATGGATTAAAAGAAATTAAACCAAAAACATTTGGTAAAGACGGTAGTGTTAAATCAAGAGAAGCAGTTGAAATACCATATGACAAATCAGCAATGCAATCTTATATCAATAAATTAAATAAGGTTGCTATGAAACGTGGTTTTAAAGTGTTGGGTAGCATTGACACTACTTTCAAATCAGAACCAAAACTAGCTAGTGTTTTAACACAACCAGTTACATTGTATCCAACGGGTGAAGCTGTAACTAAGTCTCTAAAAGATTGGTTGAAAGGATTAAAGTTTAAAACTCCACTTATTACCCGCGAACAATTTTTGAAAGCAGTTGATAGTAAAAATATTAGCCAGGATTTTCCAGGTCAAGATATAAATAAAATAGTTAATGATACAATCGTTTATTTAACCACAATTAAATTAGGCGACGAAGTGTTGAGAAATGCTACAAGTGAAATCGGAGATTTGGATAAACACGAAGGAATTGTGGTAAGAGATTCTAGTATTTACGGAAATCCATTTAAAATTACAGGAAGTTTTATTATAAAAGGTCTCGGCAGCAAGTTTAAGAAATAAATTAAATACGTATTTGTTATGAAAAAAGCATCAGGTAAAAGTAATCTGGGTATTGTTAAAGATTACCTAGAAGGTAATCGTCCATTCGTACAAGTTGGTTATGATCCCAATTTGGAAAACGGTAAACGTAAAGAAGGTGAACAATGGGAGGATAGTCAAGGTCGTAAATGGATTTGGAAAAATGGTAGTAAACGTAGAGTTCCAAAACGAGCGATGATTATCAACGAACAACGTTGTAAGAAATGTAATATGGATGTTCGTTGGGGTAATTACTTAGATGATAGAGTTTGGCCAAAAACAGGATATTGTTATGATTGTTTTGTAAACTTTCAAACCGAATTGAAGATGATGGGAATGTTTGAAGTATATAATGAACTTCAAGATCTTAAAAATGAACGTAGTATTTTGGAAGACTATAAGAAAAAGTTTGAAGAAAGTCAAAAGTTTTGTCAAGAAAATCAAGGTAAACCGGTAGAGTTCTTAGAAGAAGATGGTTCGTTTGAACGTTGGGAAGGCGTACAAGATTATACTAAAATACTTGAGGATGTAACCAATGATTTAATTAAAATCAACGACGGTTTAACTGAAATTAATGCTAAGATAAAAGATTACGAAGAGAAATATGAGTCAGCCAAATCTAAGAGAAATAATAAAAAGTGAATATAAGAAGTGTATAGAAGATCCTATATACTTCATGAAAAAATACGTTAAAATCCAACATCCTATCAGAGGCACCGTTGGATTTGAACTATATCCATTCCAAGAAGAGGCTTTACAAGATTTCGTTGATAATCAGTTAAACATCGTTCTTAAAAGCCGTCAGATGGGTATTAGTACTCTTACAGCGGCTTATAGTTTGTGGTTAATGACATTCCACAACGATAAGAATATTCTTTGTATTAGTATTACACAAGAAACCGCAAAAGAAATTGTTACCAAAGTTAGATTTGCTAACGATAACTTGCCATCTTGGTTAAAAGTACCATGTGTGGAAGACAATCGTTTGTCACTTCGTTTAAAGAATGGATCACAAATCAAAGCAGTATCCTCTGCTGGTACAGCTGGTCGTTCATCAGCACTATCGTTACTAATCATTGACGAAGCTGCATTCATCGATGGTATTGAAGAAATCTGGTTGTCAGCACAATATACACTATCTACTGGCGGTAGAGCTATTATATTGAGTACGCCAAACGGTGTAGGTAATTTCTTCCATAAAACGTGGGTAGAAGCTGAAGAAGGCAAGAATAATTTCAAGACTATAAGATTGCCATGGCATTTACATCCAGAAAGAGACCAAGTTTGGAGAGATAAACAAACAGAACTATCAGGTGCAAAAGGTGCAGCACAAGAATGTGATTGCGACTTTAGTACATCTGGTAATCAAGTTGTGAGTGTAGATGTTCTTGAGTTTTATAAACAGACTTATTTGAAAGATCCCATAGAAAAACGAGGTAACAATCAAGATTTATGGATATGGGATTATCCAAATTATAGTAGAAATTATCTATTAACGGCAGACTGCGCTAGAGGTGACGGAGGAGATTTCAGTGCATTTCATGTAATCGATGTTGAAACCATGGAACAAGTTGCTGAATACAAAGGACAATTAACTACTAAAGATTATGGAAATCTATTGGTTAGCGTTGCAACGGAGTATAACAATGCTTTATTGGTCGTAGAAAATAATAACGTAGGATGGGGAACACTTCAACAAATTATAGATAGAGATTACCAGAATACATTTTATAGCGCAACAGATCTTACTATTGTAGATGTAGAGAAATCATATAGTAATAAGTTAAATACTCAAGATAAAAAATTAGTTGCGGGATTTACTACAACCAGTAAAAACAGACCATTAATCGTAAGTAATTTAGAGTTATTCTTCAGACAAAAACAAGTTATTATGAAGTCTAGAAGATTGTTTGAAGAACTAAATGTGTTTATATGGAACGGACCTAAAGCCGAGGCAATGAGAGGTTATAATGATGACTTAGTGATGTCTATGGGCATTGGTTTGTGGGTGCGTGAAACTGCACTAAGACTTAGAAATGATCAAATTGCTTATAATAAAGCAATGATCTCAAAGATATCAAAAGTCTCTAGTCCAGTTATTATGCATAAAGATGTAAGTCCTATTGCCGATCATCATAAGACAATGGATTTTACCGTAAATGATAAAAAAGAAAGTTTAACTTGGTTGTTGTAAATACTTATATAGTAGAATAATATATGTCAGATCAATCATTTCAGGAATTAAGAAATCGTTCATTATTTGCACGTTTGAAACGTCTATTTTCGAACGACGTAATCGTCCGCAATATTGGCGGTAAAAAACTAAAAGTTATTGACACTGATGAAATTCAATACGCTACAGATCGTAATAGTTTAAGAGATCGTTTTAATAGATTACGCACAACCTCCTATAATCAATATACAAGAGATTTCAATTTATCATATCAAAGTAGTCGTGTAGAACTATTTCGTGATTATGATACAATGGATATGGATCCGATTCTTGCATCTGCATTGGACATTTATGCTGATGAATGTACTACAAGAAATGAATTGGGAGATATTCTACAAATCAAATCTACCAATGATGAAATCAAGAACATATTGCATAACTTATTCTATGATATTTTAAACATAGAATTTAACTTATGGAGTTGGACTCGTTGTATGGTTAAGTATGGAGATTTTTATCTGCGTTTGCATATTAGTCCTGAATATGGTGTATACATGGTAGAACCACTAAGTACTTATTATGTAACCCGTGTAGAAAATGCACACATAACTAATAAAAACTTTGTAAAATTCCAAGTTAATTTGCCATACGGAAATAAGATTGAAGATTTGGAAAATTATCAAATTGCACATTTTCGTTTGTTGAGTGACAGTAACTTCTTGCCATATGGTAAGAGTATGTTGGAAGGTGCCCGTCGTGTTTGGAAACAATTGAGTTTGATGGAAGACGCAATGTTAATTCATCGTATCATGCGCGCTCCTGAAAAACGTATTTTCAAAGTTGATATTGGTAATATTCCTCCAAATGAAGTTGATAATCACATGGAGAGAATCATGACCCAAATGAAAAAAACTCCATATTTGGATCAACAAACCGGCGATTACAATTTACGTTTTAATTTACAAAACATGGTAGAAGATTTCTTCTTGCCTGTTCGTGGCAGTGATAGTGGTACGAGTATTGATAATTTGCCAGGTCTTGAATGGACTGGCACAGACGATATCGAATATCTTCGTAACAAAATGATGGCAGCACTTAAGATTCCAAAAGCATTTTTGGGATATGATGAAAGTTTAAGTGGTAAAGCTACATTGGCAGCAGAAGACATTCGTTTCGCTCGTACAATTCAACGTATTCAACGTATTATTGTTAGTGAGTTGAATAAGATTGCAGTTATTCATTTATATAGTCAGGGATATAGAGATGAGTCATTGGTTGACTTTACATTGGAATTAACAAATCCATCTACTATATTTGAAAAAGAAAAGATTGACGTTTGGAAGAGCAAAGTCGAGGTTTCCAAAGACATGCAAGAAAATAAATTCTTTAGTAAAAAATGGATTTATGAAAATGTCTTTGGACTATCAGATCAAGACATGATTGATCTACAAAAACAACTTGTCGATGATGCTAAAGGTACATATAGATTTAAGCAAATTGAGGAAGACGGTAACGATCCAGCTATTAAGTTCTTACAATCTAAAGAAGAAGGAGATAAAGGAGAATCTGATGCAGGCGCAGCCGCTGCGGATACAGAAGCTTCGGATACTCCTCCAGGTGGAGAAACTCCACCTGAAAAACCAGCAGGTGAAGAAAAACCAGCAGAAACAAAACCTAGTTCAACTCCGCCAAAATTAGCAGAAAGAGATCAAACAGGTAGAAAAGATGCCAGTAAATATAGGTTTGGAGAAGACCCACTCGGATCATTAGAAAACAATAGACGATCTGATTTATCGGTCACGCACAAGTATAAAAATAAATCTCCATTGTCTTTGGAATCTCTCAGAGGTTTAACCGATTTGTTGAATACTGTGGAAGATGAAAAGAAAATTTTAAGAGAAGGAAATGAAAAATCTTTTATGGATGAAAGAAATATAAAAGAATAGACACAATTCCTATATATTTACGGACTTACTATATATTTATAAATAATAATAATATGCACAAGAAAGCAAAACATTCAAAATTTAAGAATGCTGGGATATTGTTTGAGCTTCTTACTCGTCAAATAACAGCGGATATTTTGGCGGGTAGAGATGAATCGTTTACTAAAAATTTAATGTTTAAGTACTTTCACGAAAGTAAAGAACTTGGTAAAGAAGCACAACTATACAATTTCATACTCCAACAAGCCAGCAAAGACGCAAATTCTGCGGAACGTATATTAAACGTAGTATTGCAGACGCGAACAAAATTGGATGAACGTGAATTGAATAAACAAAAGTATAATATTATTAAAGAGATAAAAGAAAAGTATAATATTGACGAATTTTTAAAGAACAAAATCCCAAATTATAAACTATACGCTTCCGTTTATAAATTATTTGAAAATCAAGTAGAACAAGAAGTCAAGTTTGATGTAAATGAGATATTAGAGTCGAGAGAATATGTCGTAGAAAATTTGACAAAAGAAAAGAAGAATAGCGAAGAAAGTTTGGATGTTTATGGAAGTCAAAGTGCAGAAGTTCGTTTATTAGCATATAAGTTTTTGATTGAAAATTTCAATACCAAGTATAGCAATTTGTTACCATCACAAAAGAAGCTTCTCAAAGAATATATCACAAACATTAGTAACTCAAATAAGTTTACTAAATTTGTCAATGAAGAATATAAGAGAGTAAGTTCATTGTTGAAAGATAGTATTAACTCTATTAACTCAGATGTAGTTAAGATTAAAATAGGCGAAGTGGTTAGTCAATTTTCTAACAAGAGCATCGTTGGAGTAGTAAAAGAAAATCAACTAACTTCTTTATTAAATGCTTATGAATTAGTTGAAGAAATCGACAAATTGAAGAATGAATCCGAAACTAAAAAAGAAAATTAAAAGCATTTTAACTAAATTAAAAGTTAAAAATGAAGCTAGCACTACAGGTACAGGTCCAGTTGCAT